TATCCCTGACGCAAAATCAAGATCGGTAATTGATAGCGGTGTAGGTTGAGTGTAATCCCCATTAGCAACAAGAGAAAATGTAGTGGTGCTAATGTCTCCGTCCCACTGCATAGCTATCTTACCCTTACGGAATATGTAAAGCTTGTTAAAAGCCTGTATAACATTAGATCCCTGTGGAACAGTTTCACCAGTAGGATAAGTTAGTTCTACAGTAGTTGCTCCAGAATCAGAAGTCTTAACAAGCACAGTGCTATTAGTCGCAACTATAGCAATGTAAGATTCGGAGTCGTTATTAGGATCAGAGAACTCACAAGATGCTTCAATAAAGTTACTAGCATCATCATCAATTTTCATTCCAGTTACTGTCATTGTTCCAGTAGGAGTGACGGACAATCCAGTAACCGTGTAAGTAATTGTGTCTGAATCTACTACAGTAGCAAGAAAATTGCCATTAGGATCTATTGTTCCAGTGTACGACAATCCACTAATATTTACTCCAGTTTGGTCAGTTATTCCATGAGCAGAAGCAAAATTTACAGTGATAACTTCACCCGTCCTACTATAGGAACTAACAGCAGGAATAGATTCGTACAAATAAAACGGAATAGTAAAAACAGCAGCAGCAAATGGAGAAGAAAAAATTTCGACTCCCTTTCTTGGTTGCCACTCGCCATTTAGATCCATACGTCCGTTGTTGGACTCAGTAAGAATGCCAGATCGTAGCTGATCTGGTCTAAACTTATTATTGAACCCAACAAAACCTTGATCCAAATCTTCTACAATCTGGTCATCTTGCTTACCGTATGTGTCGTATCTTGCCATTAGCAGTTCCAAGCTCTACGGCTCCAGTAGTTCGCCGATAACTTGTTGCTCTTTCCCTTGATGCCACCTGACCTTGCACAGTAGCTTTTCTTGCGAGCGGGGTTGTTTTTCTTAATGCTCATGTTAGCGTCCCCAAAACGAACAATTTTCTCTCTTCCGCCCTGACAAGCCTTCACGACAAACTTCTTGCCGCCAGACACTTGTCTCCGAGGCACGTTGCACTTCATCTTGGATTTATCTATTTTAGCCACTTTTTACCTTTTGGCATCAGTATCCCGACTTCCTTCTAGTTGATCTTCTGCTGCCGCCTTTTTTAGTTTTCTTTCCGTTGTACGCCATATTACTCCTTTACGTCTAGGTAGTTCTTGTCTCGTAGTTCAAAATTAACACTACCGTAGCTTTTTAATTTTTCTACAGTGCTGCCAATTTCTTCCATATTTTTTTCCAAGTATTGTAACCTTAAATTCTGTTCAGCGTCGTCAGGAAGTGCTCCCAGCTCTCCTCTAGGCCATTTGATGCGGAACTCGGTATTCATTCCGATCTCAACATCCCTAATGTTTTGAGCGTTCTCTAAGCTAGCTATACGGCTCGTCATATTAACGTAACCAGTTACGCTAACAATAGTAAAACCTATCAACGCAATCAAATTCCTAAGAGGAATAGTTACTGCTGTCTTATCACTTACTTCCATTATTTAACCTGAGAGCTTCCAAAGTAAAATCCCAGTAGGGCGAGCATTCCCTGTCTCACTTCAGGCAATAATACAAACCCTTCTAAGTTTTTCCATTTATCTGCTCCTATTCCTAAGAATTTAAATATGCCTAACTTCTGTGCTTCAATGGTTACTGGAATGTCAAAGAATGCCATGATAAAGGGAGCAAATACGACTGAGAAAAGTATACACATAGCAATGAGTTTACGCACCCATGCTCCGCTTTCTCCTGATCGTTGTGCCGCTCTATCTGCTGAAGCATCTGAAACCTCCTGCTTTTTGATCATGGACTGAATAGCGTTTGCTTGGATGTTCATTTGGGCCGAGATTAGTTTCATAACAAATCCCGTAACCCCACCTCCAAGCATGGCTACCAGTTCTCCACTCATCGCTTCTTTAACTCTTTTGCCGTCTTATATATCCAAAGCCCCATGTACGCAATCGTACAGACTGATGCAACTATAGACAGTATTTCACTAATCCCGTGAAAGGACAAAGCTAATATAGATCCAGTTGCTCCCAAGCCGAGCTTGTTTAGCTCGGCATTCATTATACGAATTGCGAAACGTGAACAATAGATGCTCCGCTAACGCCCAAGAATTTAGCAGCACGAGCTGCTTCTACGCTAAGAGTAATAAGACCCTTTTCTTTTAGAAGAAGGTGTCCGTTCGAAGCGGTAGGTGCACTGCCGTCAAATGTAACAATGACGTTGTTATCTTGTACGTCGATCATGCAGTACTTCGTGTCGCTATCAAAAGCGGCAAAAGAAACTCCAGATCCTGATGTTGCACAGGATAGGTTTTCTCCAGCAACCGTTGCATTCGGACGAGGATATAGATTTGTAACTAAGCTATTCATTTATCGTGATTGTTGAGATACGTGCGTCCGAAAACGCTTTCCTACGGTGTTGTTGTTTGCTACTTGCTGTGGATTGTCCATTTCTTCGCCTAGATAGTTTTCAGCAATCTGGTCCTCGAAGGCAGCTTTCTGATGTTGTCCATCCATGCGAAGAAAATCAGCGTACGTGGCGTGAGCCATGTAGTAGAAAAATTCTTGTGGAACTTCTGTTCGGCTATTTGACCCATCTGTATCTAGGTCCGTTAATAATGTAATACGTTTTTTATACGTAACCCATACTTGGCTTTCCTCAGCATCTACCACATTCAGAATATGCGCCCCATCAGTTTGAACGCCGAACTCGTATTCTATAGAGGACTGATTAAGGAATGGTTGATCGCGGTGAATGCGGATGAACTCTCCAATATTGCTCAAATCGCGCACCTGCGGTGCATTTGCCTTGGCTGACGTAGAAGCTCCAATAGTCCAGCCTGTTTCCGTTATACTAGTTGAGCTAAGGGAGTAGTACGCAGTTTCAGTAGCATTCGGAAAACCTTCTATAATTATCCAAGCACTATTCCCACTATTTCTAATTAAACTAAATGCAGCAGTTTTAACTTTGCCCGTTCCGGTAGTAGATCCACTAGCTGTAAATATCGTGCCAACGTTGTTATCCGCTGCCCCAATCGAAGTGAAGTCCGAAGATCCGGCATATTCGATTTGGTACACCGTTCCGCTATCTATAGCGGTAGCAGATATATCAGTGGTGTCGTAATGCGTGTACGCTGATTGACTATTCTCTGTGCCGTTTAGTTTATATAAGCCATTGACGCCATCAGTTCCAGCTCCAAATACGTAGTACCCATCTTGAGTGAACGGACATATTTGGTTTTCTATGGTGCGTGGTTCTGCGGAGATCAGGTATCTGGCCCAGTACGGTGTGCGGTTATACGCCTCGTACATCCGCCTGTTCGCTAAAGCTAATAGATGAGCTATTTCAGCAGTGGTAAAATCAGATGTACCCGCGAGTGCGGATATTAGATCATACAAGTCTTTATTAGCTTTGTCTTGCATTATGCGTTATTGGGTGAGAGATCTTTAAACCTCTTATTGTAATCTTGTATAAATTCTTTAGAATGTACGGTGTCGTTGCCGTACTTCTGGGTTAGCCGAAAGAACTCTCTGGCTGGCATTACTGCCACGGGCTTCCCAAGTACAGGATGCTCTTTCCCTTTCAGTTCAGCCGCTTCCTTCCTAGCAATGTTTGTTCGGGCTTCTTCAGTTTCTTTTTCGAACTTGAACCCGGTCATAATCTCACGCATGAACGCTCGATTAACTTCTCCGTCGCTGTACCTTGGAAGGGATGTAATAATATTCATAAAAGAAAAAGGGAGGCCAGAACTGGCCTGACCTCCCTCTGAAATGATAACTTAATTTAGTTACGCTCCGTAGAGTTCTCCTGCTGTTGGATGATAATCCATGAGCAAGCGAATCTTACCTGCGGTAGCTACGTCCGGTCCTTCACCTGTGAAATTGTAGGTGAGATCAACCGCACTAACTAAGTGCAATCCGTCATCGAGCAATGCACCAGTGTTGGTGAAGATCTTGCCCAAGTTTCCGCTGTCGCTGAAAACGTCAACTTCATCAACGAACCCATCAGGATCTCCATCATCGCCAATAGCGATAGTGGCATCCGTGATGCTAGGTCCGACGACAAGCTCGTCAACGATAATGGCAGCGGCGTAAACGCCTCCAGCCATTGCAGCTTCGCCAACTTGAATGTCAACAGCAGTGGCAGAGCCAGCTGTAGTTCCAAGCGTGGACAGATCAATCTCAGCTTCGTGGTTGAAACCAAGGGCCAATGTTTCCGCGTTGCGTACTTTCTTTAGTTCAATAGCCATTGTGATTTACCTCCTATTAGCTGATTGCTGTGATTTTGCCGTGAGCACCGGGATGGTAAACTGCGAGCGTAAGCGCGCAATCAACGTATCCTCTTTCGCCACCGCCCTGATTTGGAAGACGGCTGCTGCCCATCGGGATTAGTTCGCCGATACCAGCGTACTCAGGATTGACAAAGTAGCCAGTGTCCTTGTTGCTCGTGTCGGGTGCACAATCTGGGTTCATGTTAACAACAGAAACGATTCCGTGGTCAGACTGGTAAAGCTCAACAGAGAGCTTAATCTGAGCAGATTCGCCGTTGTAGTTCACGTTACGGATAGACGTACCAGCACCAGATCCATCTGGGTCAAGGCGAGCGAAGTCGCTGATGATCCGACGAAGAGCGGTGTCTGCAACCAACGTCAAGGAGTTGGTCGTGCCGCTAACGCGATAGATAGAGGTGATGATGTTGTTCATCACGGTTTCCGTAAACGTACCAGTAGAATGGATGCTGTCGGAAGGCGTACGGAAAGATGAAGGAACGTCAGACGGTCCAGCGGAATCAATCCAATCGCCAAGTCCACGTAGCTTGTAAACAGTACCAGCTCCGTCTTCTACAGCTCGGTCGTTAGCTGAAAGCAAAGTAGCTTCAACGTCACGCTTTAGTTCACGAACCGCCTTAGCTTCAGCCTGAGCGATCTTAGCAGGTCCAACAGAATCAACAGCCTCTTGGAGGTCGCTGACCATGAAGTCCCGGCGGAACTTTTGAGTGTAGTTTCCAAGACGAGCACGGCCACTGAACTGGTCAGTGAAAGTGGTAACGTCAGCTCCTTCAGCAATACCCGCTGTCGTGGGTGCTGAAAGAGAATCTACAGTCCATTCGTGGAACGTGCCAGATGCACGTACTTTTGGTAGTGATGACAGGACGGGAGTTTCTTCAGGAGCCAAGATGGTTAGCACATCGCTAAGGTCTTCTCGGTTAGAAACAGCCGAACCCGGATTAGTAGTATCGTATGTATTTGATAGTGCCATTTTAGGTATTCAGGTTAAGCGAAATCACGCGACCATCGCGCTTCTCGCAGTTTCTGGAAGTCATCCTTGTTTCCAGACTCTCTGAACCTAGACGAAAGATCCTTTAGGGCTTTTGAAGAGTTGCTTTCGGTTTTATCGGACTTAGCGCCACCCGGTGACGGGCTTTGGGGCGGAGACGGCTTAAATGCCTGTTCCACATCCTTTGGCGAAGCCTTAGCCTTGCTACCGTGCATATTATTAACTGCGTGAGCCAATAAATAAGGCAGCTGCCAACTTAGTTCAGGATTCTTATCGTATACTTCCTTGAGAGCAGGTTGGCTAGCAAGCTGAATAAATTCCTTTGCCTGCTGACTGTCCTGATCGTTCAACCACTTGAACTCGGACAACGCTTTTTTGCCGTACTCTTGACGAAGCTTGAAAGAATCCTCTACCTTCTTTATCTTCTGGAATTGATCTGGGAGAAACTTGTCTCTGGATTTCCTTGCCTGCTTTAGTGCTTCACGCACTTCAGACTTGGTCATGGTTTTCCCGTCTGCCTCTGTTACTGTGTCATGTGGACCGTAGTCGTCAGAGTCGAACAAGATTTCTTCTGCCCAATCAATAACACCATTGATCTCCTTAGCTTTTTCCTGAATATCCTTTATAGAATTCAAGTCAGAGTACGGATTATCAACGATCTCAGATTTAGAAGATAAGATTTCTTCCTGTTGAGCCTTTAAACTTTCCTCAAGTGTTTGAGCCTTTTCCTCGGCAGCTTTAGCTCTAGCTGTTAATTGACCAAAGCGGTCAACAGCTCGGCTAGAAAGAGCCTCAGAAAGTTGTTTAATCTGCTCCTCAGAAAGACTTTCTAAGTCGATATTTGAAAGAACGTCTTCATTACCCTTGGAAACTTCTTTTTCATCGGATTGGGACTCAGTCTCAATATTCTCTGAAATAGAAGCATCTTCGGCCTCTGGTTCAGACTCCGAAGGAATTAACTCCTCCATCTGTCTGGCACGTCTAAGTTCGAACTCAGACGCGGATATGTTAGTATTTTCCGCTGTATCTTGAGAGGCATCAGCGACCGCCTCGATAACTTCACTCATGTGTATATGCTGTTTCCGCTATTACGCCTAGCGATGGCGAGCCGTGATTATATCACGAAAATTTACATATTAGACATGATCAGACCACTTTTTTAACAAATTTTCAGAATCTACGTCCTGAAGAACGTCATCATAAGCGGATATTTCGCCAGAGATCTGCATGACCTCTTCGTGTGAAGCGGATCTTAATCGAGAGATACTGGACTCTCTTCGATCCTTTATGTCTTTTATAAAGCGAGCAAAATGCTCGTACTTCGATAAAAATTTTATGTTATTGTCCAAGCTCTTTTGCGTACCTTATCAGGGCTTCAGAAACTCGCTCCATCCTTGGTCGGATTCCAGCTTTTCCTTTTTCTTCTGCTGTCCTGTACTCTTCGTTGTTCAAGAACTCTTTAGCAGCTTGTCTGTACTTCTTTTGCCTAATAAGCTTTCTTGTTTTAGGGCTTTGCATTATAGAGCCTCTAAAATGCTCGCTAAATATAGCATCTTGCAAGTAAGCTGGGTAATAAAGAAAATCTGGGAAAGCTGCCGTCCCAATCAAAGTTGGAATACGAACATTGATGTCCTTCAGCAATAGCTCTTCGGCCTCTCTTTGCGTAATACTATCGGTTGGCTTTACATCAGAACCGTAGTGCCCGTACCCAATAGTGTAATACTCTTCAGGGTTTCCCGTCTTTTCTCCGAAGCGATACGCGATTGGTGAAAAGGCTTCTTCTTCCTTAAGCCTTTCAAAAGCTCTAGCAACTAGAGCGTCTTTAGCCCTCATTTCGGAC